CCATTGGACTTGGCGAGTTCAAACACACCGAAAATACAAAAGGAAAAAGTAGATGGAATATGTCTTAACAATAATAATGTGTGCAGTTGTAGAAGGTAAAACAACTTGTTTGCCACCACATCAATTTGAAAAAACTTATGTTGATGGTTATAGTTGTATGCTTGATGGTTATACAAAGTCTTATGATAAAATTGTTGAGTTGGGCAAAGAAGATGTTAATAAATTTAATATCTATATAAAATTTGGTTGTAATGAAAATATCTCTAACAAAACCACAACTTCAAGTAAGTCAATCAAAAGCTAGATTTAGAATATTAATTAGTGGTCGTAGATTTGGTAAAACTTATTTAGCTGTTACAGAGATGATGAAATACGCATCTCAACCTAATCGTAAAATATGGTATGTAGCACCAACCTTTAAAATGGCTAAAGAGATTGTCTGGGGAACTCTTAAAGAAATGCTTAATCTATTCAATTGGATTGAGGATATAAACGAAACTACAATGACTATAACTATTAGAAAAACAAATAGTCAAATATCATTAAAGGGTGCAGATAATTATGACTCATTGAGAGGTACAGGATTAGACTTTTTAATATTAGATGAATTTGCAGATATAGATAAACGAACTTGGTTTGAAGTATTGAGAGCATCAATATCAGATAGATTAGGTCATGTGCTTATGTGTGGAACTCCAAAAGGTTATGGTAACTGGAGTTATGAAATGTATTTAAAAGGTAAGCAAGATGATGATTGGGAGTCTTTTCAATATACGACTATTGAGGGTGGAATAGTTACATCAGAAGAAATAGAACAAGCAAAACAAGATATTGATATTAGAACTTTTAGACAAGAGTTTGAGGGTACATTTGAAAATTATGCCGGTGCTGTTTATTATAATTTCCACCCAGTTGATAATGTTGTTAAACGACAAATAGATTGGACTAAACCTTTACATATAGGAATGGACTTTAACGTAGACCCAATGTCTGCTTGTGTTGGTCAAATAGAAAAAGATAAAGTTTATTTTGTAGATGAAGTTATTATTTATGGCTCTAATACTGATGAAATGGTGCAAGAAATAAGAGATAGGTATGGAACTAAAATGCAAATATTCATATATCCTGACCCAGCATCTAAACAAAGAAAAACATCTGCTGGTGGTAGAACAGATTTATCAATACTTCAAAATGCTGGTTTTAAAGTTAAGGTAAAACATAAACACCCAGCTATACGAGATAGGGTCAATGCAGTTAATAGTAGGTTAAAAGATTCTAAAGGAGAAAGACATATTTTTGTTTCACAATCTTGCAAAACATTGATAAAAGGTTTACAAAGACAAATATACAAGGAGAATACAAATATTCCTGATAAGGAAGATGGATTTGATCATATGAATGACGCACTCGGATATATGATTGACTACTTAAAACCATTAACTACACAGGCTAATTTTTCTTCTCCAACAAGATGGACAATGAAGTAATTTATGGCATATTCAAGAGATCAAGCAAAAGCAACACACAAAGACTATCAAGAAACAATTAATAATTGGGAGTATTACATTAGGTCTTATAATGGTGGGTATGATTATATGGTTGGTCAATATCTTAACAGATATAATTTGGAATTAGATAACGAGTTTAATCAAAGACTTGCAAATACTCCATGTGATAATCATTGTAAAAATATTATTCAAATTTATTCATCTTTTTTATTTAGAGTTAGACCGAGTAGAGATTTTGGTTCTATGCAAGAAGAAGCTAGTTTAGAATCATTCTTAAAAGACGCAGACCTAGAGGGTAACAATTTAAACTCTGTCATCAAACAAGCACAAAACTACGCATCAATCTATGGTCATTGTTTTATGATTTTAGATAAACCAAATGTAAATACAGAAACACAAGCACAAGAATTAGAACAAAACATCAGACCATACTTATCAATCGTTACTCCTGAAAATGTTTTAGATTGGAATTTTGATAGAAAAGTAAATGGTAAATATGAACTTAATTACTTAAAGGTAAGAGAAGAAGTTGATAAAGATGGTGGCACATACATGAGAGTTTGGTATCCTGATAGAATAGATACTGTGTATATGCCAGATCAAGCAGAACCATCTCTGATAGATACTGTACCAAATATGATTGGCAAAATACCAGCAGTTATTTTATACAATTCTAAATCGCACAAACGAGGAATTGGTCAATCAGATTTAACAGATATTGCAGACTTACAAAAATCTATCTACAACGAATACTCTGAAATGGAACAATTAATTAGATTAACTAACCACCCATCATTAGTTAAAACTCCAAGTGTAAATGCAAGTGCTGGTGCTGGTGCAGTTATAGAAATGCCTGATGAATTAGAGCCAAACTTAAAACCATATTTACTACAACCATCTGGTCAAAACTTACAAGCTATTATGGAGTCTATTAATAACAAAGTAGATTCAATAAATAGAATTGCACATACTGGTGCTGTTAGAACTCAAAAAACAGGCATAACATCTGGTGTAGCTTTACAAACAGAATTTGAATTACTTAATGCTAGACTATCAGAAAAAGCTGATAACTTACAAATAGCAGAAGAACAATTATTTAAACTATATGCTATGTTCCAAAATTCTAATTTTGATGGCGAAATAAACTATCCTGACTCATTTAACATTAGAGATTATGCAGCTGATCTAGTTTATTTCCAACAAGCTAAATCATTAAACATTGGCTCATCAACATTTAGTAAAGAAGTAGATAAAGAAATTGCTAGAGCAGTTATTGATGATGATAATAAATTAAATGAAATCTTTGAGGAGATAGACCAAGCAACAGAAGTAGGTCAATTTACACAAGACGAACCAGCACAAGAAGATCAAGAAGTAGAGCAAGAACAGATATAATGAATGTCGGATATAGTAAAAGATGCAACATTTTATAGAATCAAGCAAATAGAACTTGCTGAAGCAGAATATTATAAATCACTTATAAAAACATTAGACAGAATAGAAAGAGAGGTAGTATCTCTTGCAAATCGATTACCTTTAACAGATGGTAAGTTAATAGAACTTCAATCAGCTATTGCAATTAGACCAAGAATAAAATTTATTTTAGAAAGAGAATATCTTAAATGGTCAGATGATGTTGTAAGAGAGGGTTTTAATAAACAATCAAAAAGAATTGAAAAAGGATTTAAAGCAATATTAGAAAAAGCAAGAATAAAAAATAAATTATCAGCAGAAGATTTAGCTAAATTTTCTGAATTAACAAAAGGCGATTTAGCTTTAGTACAGAATCTTAAAAAACAATATTTTACGCAGTTCAAAGATGTATCAAATACATTTACCAGAAAATTATCAGAAAAAGTTTATCAAAATACATTAGTTGGTAGTGAGTTTTCAGTATTAGAAAAAGAATTAAGACAAACAATAAATGGCATCTATGCTAGTTCAGATGACCCAGAAATTCAACGATTAGTTAATTACATAAATGATAATAAGTTTGATAAATCTAAACAAGCAGAGGTTGATAAATCAATACAAACATTACAATCTAAATTTGCAAGAGATAGGGCTGGAGAGAATATGAAAAGATATGCTGGTCAGATATTGAATGATTCTTTGCGTGATTTTGATGCAACTTTAAATTTTAACAAGTCGCAAGATGCTGGATTAACTTTTGTTAAATATTATGGAGATGTTATTCCAACTACTAGGGAAATTTGCAGAAATATGATTAGTGGTGTATATAACAAGAGGAAAAGTGGACTTTTCACAGTTGATGAAGTCAGAAAGCTGTGGGCAAGTAGAAGTTGGTCAGGTAAAAAATCTGGCGACCCTTTAGTTGTTCGTGGTGGTTATAATTGTCGTCATCAATGGTCTTATGTCAATCCTGATTGGTATGACAGCAAAGGCGAACTAATAATATAATAGGAGAAACCAATGTCCGAAGAAACAAAGGTAGTTGCACCTGAAACGCAACAAACTGAAACACCTAAAGAAGAAGTAAAAGTAGAAGAAACAAAACAAAATACTTTTACCCAAGAACAATTAGACAACATAATCAAATCAAGACTTGAAGCAGAAAAAAATAAGTACGAGAAAAAACTTCAAGATGAAGAAAAGCAGAAAGCTGAACTTTTAAAAGAACAACAATTAAAAGAAGCTAAATCTAAATCTGAAATTGAGAAGATTATGCAAGAAAGAATAAAAGAAAAAGAAGATGAAGTATTGAGATATAAAACTCAAATAAAAAAAGAAAAAGTAGATAATTCAATACTTTCTGTTGCCAATAGAGAAAAATCTATAAATGCACAACAAGTTGTTTCTCTTTTAAAAGACGAAGTAAGATATACTGATGATGGTCGTATAGAAGTAGTTGATAATAATTCTAATGTACGATATAACACTAAAGGAGAACTTTTAACGATAGAAGAAAGAGTTAAAGAGTTTTTAGATGCTAACCCACATTTCCGACAAGGGTCTTTGTCTGGTTCAGGAAGCCAGAGTAGTGTCGAGGGTAAAACTGTAAAACCTTTTAACTTACAGGACTTGGACTTATCAAAACCAGAAGATCGTAAAGCCTATTCTGAATATAGGAAAAAACGAGATTCAGGTGCGATAGCAATAAACTTAACAAATAAATAAAAGGTAAATTAAAATGGCAAACGAAAGCACAAGTTCTACACTATCGGAACTATATACAGAGATAGTGGCAGAAGCATTATTTGTAGCAAGTGAAAGATCAATTATGAGACCACTTGTAAAAAATTATGCAGTAACTGGTGGTGGAAAGTCAGTTGAAGTTCCAATTTACTCTGCTGTATCAGCAGCAGCAGTATCGGAAGCATCTGATCTATCTAACACTGCAATTAACCCAACATCTCAAACAATTACTTGTTCAGAACATGGGATAATGACTACTCTTACAGATTTAGCAAGAAATTCAGCACCAAGAAATGTAGCTGGAGATATTGGTAAATTATTTGGAGAAGCAATAGCAAAAAAAATTGACACAGATTTAACTGCACTATTCGGTGGTTTTTCAACTACTGTTGGTTCAGCTTCAACAGCTTTGTCAGCTGCTGTACTTTTCCAAGCAGTTGCTAAATTAAGAGCAGCTGGTGTACCCGGAGAAAATTTATCTGCGGTTATCCACCCACAAGTAGCTTTTGATTTAAAATCAGGTCTTACAAATACATTTGCTAACCCTAATCCAGGAGTTGGTAATGAAGCATTAAGAACTGGTTTAGTAGGTCAAATAGCTGGAGTAAATATATTTGAAACTTCAAATATAGCAGACTCATCTGGTAATGAGCCAGGAACAACTGGAGATTACAAAGGTGCTGTATTCCACTCTGATGCTTTAGGTCTAGCGATGATGCAAGACTTGAAAATCGAAACTCAAAGAGATGCGAGTTTAAGAGCAGACGAGATTGTAGCAACAGCAGTATATGGAGTTGGCGAATTAGACGACTCTAAAGGTTGTGAAGTCGAATCTGACTCATCAATCCAATAATAATTGGATACTTTGTGAGGGTGGGAAACTGCCCTCACATTTAAACTAGGAGAAAATTATGGAAGAAATAATTAAATTAACAAATGGAAAAAAAACCATTATTAGATCAAAAATACAATATGAACCAAATAAAAAAAATTTTGAAAAAAGAGGTTTTGTTCCTCTTGATGAAGTAAAAAAAGAAATAAAAAAAGCGACAGTAAAAGACATTTCTGATAAAGTTGTTGAACTAAAACCAAAGAAAAGAAAAACAAGGAAAAAGAAATGAAAAACTTAACAAAATATATAGAACTAGCAAAAGATAATCCCAAAGTAACTGTTGGAGTTGTTGTTGGTATTATCGTTTTAATTTGGATATTTTAATATGGCAAACTTTACTGGTGAAAATGTTATAACAACATCAGATGTTTTAAAATATCAACCTGATGCTTTTGATTTTGGTATATCTACAACAGCTACTGAAACTACAAACTTTTTAGCACAAACTACTAATGATATTTTAAGACAATTAAGAGTCGAGTGGTGGCAGACATATAAGACAAATATATTTACAGATATTACAATTTTAAACACAGCAGAAATGGTTAATACAAAAGTTAATTTAGATCAGTTTGAACGAGCTGGTGTTTATCTATTTCTTGGCAGATTTTATTTACCAGCATTAACTAAATTTAGACCAGAAACAGAAAAAGATAGATTTGAAAGAATGTCAGAATATTACATGAGCCAATATAATATTGAATGGAGAATGATATTAGAAGATGGTGTTGAATATGATGAAACAGCAGATGGAACTATTGTTGCAAACGAGAGAGAGCCTTTACATGGATTTAGAAGATTAAATAGATAATGGCTGTCGATTTAAAGATTAAATCTAATTCAAAACAAGTATCTAAAAAATTTAAAAAGTTTCAATCTGTATTACCTAGAATAATTGATAAAGGTGTCAAACAAGCTGGATTCCAATTAATAGATATTATTAGAACTAAAACACAAAAAGGTATTAATTTTAAAGATGGTGCGTTTGCACCTTATTCACAAGGTTATTTAAAAAAATTAAATAGAGAGGGTAAATCAGTTAAAGTAGATTTATTTTATTCTGGTAGAATGTTAGGTAGTTTAACAAGTAAAAAAACAGGAAAACACAAAGTATCATTAGGTTTTAGTAATGCACAAATGTTACAAAGAGCATTATTTAACCAAGTATTAAATGACCCTAAAAGAGAATTTTTTGGCTTTAACAATAGAACAGAAAAGATTATAAGTAAATCATTCAACCGATTTGTAGAAAAAGAATTAAGAAAGTTTAGAATATGAGTGTAAGAGAAAACATAGCATCTAATTTATTGTCAGTTATATCAGCAATATCTAGCCCAGATATTATAAAAGCAACTAGACAACCTTTTTTATTAGACGAGTTATCAGACAAACAATATCCAGCAGTAATAGTACAAACATCAGAAGAAAATAGAGATGATTCGGAATTAGGAAGTGGTGCTAAAACAAGACATGGAACTATTGATTTTGTAGTATTAGGATTTGTTAAAGGTGCAGAAGCTAATATAGATACTAAAAGAAATGAATTAATAACAGCTATTGAAACTGCATTAGAAACTGATATTACTCGATCAGGTAACGCACTTGATACTGAAGTCGTACAAGTAGAAACTGACGAGGGTAGCTTATTTCCTGTTGGTGGAATAAGAATGACTATTAGATGTATGTATGAGTATCAAGCTGGAACACCATAGGAGATAATATGACAACTAAAATTATAAATAGAATAGAAAAGAAAATAGACCAAATAGAAAAAATGCACGATAAAGAGTCTATGCTATGTGAAGAAGTAAAAGATTTATTAGCAGAATTAAAAGAAAACCAAGAAGAAGATAGTCAAGATTGGGAAGAAGATTTAGACGATGAAGAATTTGAAGATGAGGAAGATATTGACGAGGAACAAGAAAACTAATAAAAGGACTTATGGCTAAAGACATTAAATTATATAAAGATAATTCAGAGATAATTATTAATGAATCTAATCTTGAACATTTTTTAAGTTTAGGCTATAAGGAACAAAAACAAGAACAACAATCAAAAAGTAAAAAGGACAAAAAATGGCAACACATCACGGAAAAGAAGGAGTTGTAACAGTTGGTGGAACTGGTGTTGGGGAACTAACAGGGTTTACACTAGAAACAACTGGAGATGTAGTAGAGGACACAGCTTTAACAGATGCAACTAAATCTTTTGTTGCTGGTCGAACTTCATTCTCCGGTACTTTAGAAATGCACTTTGACGAAACAGATAGCCCACAAACAAGTTTAGTAGCTGGTGCTTCACTCGCTTTTATTTTATTACCAGAGGGTAATTCAAGTGGCGACAGAAGTTTTACTGGAACAGGAATTGTAACTGGTATGTCTGTAAATAACTCAATGGACGCAATTATCTCTAGAACTGTTACTTTTCAAGGAACTGGTGCATTAACAATAGGAACTGTATAATCCTAATTTATGTCAGTTATTGATAGAGTAAAGACTCATTTTGAAACTCTTAAAACTATCACTATTGAAGTGAATGAGTGGAAAGATGAGCATGGTAATCCGAGTATATTTTATTCAGAACCACTTACCCTTGAAGAAAAAAACATAATCTTTAAGAAGTCTAGTAACTTTCAAGACTTAACTGTTCTTGTTGATTTGCTTATAATGAAACTCCAAGTTAAGAATGACAAAGGAGAAATGATTAAAGCATTTAACCCAGAAGATAAATTTGCATTAAGAAAAAAAGCAGATTCAAATGTTATATCTACTATTGCCAATCAGATACTTGCAGACACTAATTATGAGGAAGCCGAAAAAAAGTAACTAGCGACCCTAACATTAGGTCGCTTTTAGTCGTTGCAGATAGATTACACCTCACAATACAACAAGTTCTTGATATGCCTGTTAGCCATTATAATCTTTGGTTAGCATACTTGAAAAAAGAGCAAGATGAGTATAAAACCAAACAACAACTGGCAGAAGCAAGGAAATATAAATAATGGCAAATTCAAAATTATTCATAGACATAGTAGCACGAGATAAAGCTACAAGAGCATTAACAGGATTACGAGGTGGTTTAGCAAAAGTAAGAGGTGCTGTATTTAATTTGCAAAATGCTTTTATTGGTTTAGGTGCTGGATTAGCAATAAGAAATTTAGTTAATACAGGAAAAGAAATAGAAAATTTAAGAACAAGATTAAAATTTTTACTTAAAGATACAAACGAGGGTGCAAAAGCATTTGAAAATATGTCTGCCTTTGCATCAAAAGTACCTTTTTCACTAGAGGAAATATCAAGAGGTTCTGGTATATTAGCAACTATAACAGACAATGCTGACGATCTACAAAAAATGTTAGAGATTACTGGTAATGTTGCTGCTGTTACAGGATTAGATTTTAGAACAACAGCAGAACAAATACAAAGATCATTTAGTGCTGGTATAGGTGCAGCAGATTTATTTAGAGAAAAAGGTGTTAGAAATATGCTTGGTTTTAAAGCTGGTGCAACAGTTTCTATTGAAGAAACAGCACAAGCATTTGAAAAAGTATTTGGTAAAGGTGGAAGATTCGGTAAAGCCACAGATGAATTAGCAAAAACATTAGAGGGAACTTTATCAATGATAGGAGATAAAGCATTTAATTTTAAAAAGACTTTATTAGATGCTGGTTTTTTTGCACAATTAAAAAGACAGTTTGGAGATTTAGATAAATTTTTAGTAAAAAATTCAGAAAGTTTAGATAGATTAGCAGTAGGATTTGGAACAGTGTTAGCAAAAGGTGTATCAAAATTAGTAGATTTATTTAAGTTTTTAAAAGAAAATATAGATGGTATAATTACTGCTTTTAAAATTTTAATAGCAGTAAAAATTATTGCATTTTTTATTTCTTTAGGAAAAGCTATTGTTCCTGTACTTGCTGGATTAAGAGGTTTAGCTGCACTATCAGGAGTTGGTTTAGCTTTAGTTGCAGCATCAGTTGCAGCAACGACAGCAACATTTTTTGCATTAAATCATCAAATAGATAAAACTATTGAAAGTTTATCAGAAGCAATAGACAAAAATATTGATATGAGAAACACAAATAGAGAAAATTTTATTTTAATGGGTCTTTATAAAAAAGAATTAAAAGAAGTAGTTGAATTAACTAAAAGAGAAGCTGGAATAATAAAACACCAAAAAGAAGAACTACAAACTACAAAAAGAATATTTAAAGAACTAAATAACAAAGAACTAGAAAATATTAATATTAAAATGAACACTATTCATAAAACTATTGCAGAGGGTATAAATAATGGAATTACAAAAATGTCTAACGCATTAGCAAGATCATTAGTATTTGGAGAAAAACTATCTGACACATTAAGAAATATGGCATTAAATGTTTTAGCAAAAATTACTGCAACATTAATTGAACAGATAGCAAGACAATCAATTCAAATTGCTATGGAACACGCACAAACTGTTGAACTGTTAAAAAAATTAGGTATTGAAAAACTTATTACAAATGAAAAAAGAAAACAACAAGCAGTTAGTGTTGGTGGTAGCGATAATATGGGAAGTTCATTAATACGAATGGCAAGTTCTTTTTTAGGTTTTGCAAAAGGTGGTGCAGTATCAAAAGGACAGCCAGTGATAACTGGCGAAAATGGGGCAGAGCTTTTTATTCCTAACAGTACAGGACAAATAACACAAGCTGCTAGAGGAACTGGTGGTGGACAAACAACAGTTAATTTTAATATTAATACTTTAGATGCAAGTGGTTTTGACGATCTATTAGTAAGAAACAGAGGAACTATTACACAAATAATTAATAACGCAGTTAATGAAAGAGGGAGTAGAAATCTAATATAATGTCTGGTGCTTTTCCAATATCATCTGCAAAGTTTGAAACAATGGGTATTAAATCTATCCAAAACACAATTATATCTAAATCTGTATCAGGTAAGAAACTTGCAAGACAAATAGACAATCAAAGGTTTGCATTTTCTGTTCGTATTATCACAGGAAAAAGATCAGATGTTTATGGAGATTTGATGGCATTTATAGTTAAACAAAGATCAGGTAAAGAAAACTTTACAATTATTCCACCAGAAATAGAAGATGCAAGAGGTAATGAAACAGGAACTGTATTAGTTAATGGAGTTCACGCAGTTGGAGATACGACTATTACTTGTGATGCTTTTGCTGGAGATGGTGCTGGTAGATTTAAAGCTGGAGATTTTATAAAGTTTGCTTCACACGATAAAGTTTATATGGTCGTATCAGATGTAACAAGTTCAAGTAATGCAGCAACAGTTACAATAGAACCACCTTTACTTGTAGCACTTGCAGATGATTCAGTAGTTACTTATGATAATGTTCCTTTTACAGTACATTTAACAAATGATATTCAAGAATTTGGTGTAGCTGGTGCTGATAAAAATGGTGCTTTATTATATCAATTTGAATTTGATGTAGAAGAATCTTTATAGTGAAAAAATATAAAATAACCCACAAGATAACTGCCGATTTTATTGCCGAAGCTATTGTTAATGAAGATGAAATTGATAGTAATATTAATGATCTAAAAGAGTATAAGAAACCTAATAGCAAATTTGATTATACTATGTTAAAAGGTTCAGAAAGTGTAACACAAACAACTTACGAGGAATATGACGAGAAGTCTAACAACAGCAGTAAAGAACGAACTAGCAACAAATGATATTCGACCAGTACATCTTATCACTATTAGCTTTGGTACTCCTGTTAATATCACAGATTGTTCATTTCCATTAACATCATCAGTATCAGGCTCATCAGTTACATATTCAGCTAGTGATTTTATACTAGGTATATCTAATCATACAGAAGAAACAGATATTACTAAATCAAGTGTAAATCTTAATTTATCAGGTGCAGACCAAACATTTATCTCAACAGTATTAAATGAAAATGTTGTTAATGATAATGTAGATATTTTTAGAGGTTTTTTAAATGATTCTAATGGTTTAATAGCTGACCCATTTTTATTATATCGAGGTAAAATAGAAAGTTTTGAAATACAAGAGGGAGAAAAAGATAGTGCAGTTGGTTTATCAATCGTATCGCATTGGGCAGATTTTGAAAAAAAGAATGGTCGTAAAACAAACAATACATCTCAACAAAGATTTTTTAGTACAGATGTTGGAATGGACTTTGCATCTCAAACAGTTCAAGATATTAAATGGGGTAGAGCATAATGGGTTTGTTTAAAGCAGTAACAAGTGTATTTAATAAAATAAAACCCTTTTTTGGTAATCCTTTAATAAATCTTGGTGTTACATTATTTTTAGCTTGGGTATTAAGACCAAAAGTTCCTGAAATAGAAGATTTTGGAACAAACGAATTTGATGATTTTGAACGAGGTTTATTAATTAATAAACAAAGTAATGACGCAAATATTCCTGTTATATATGGGGAAAGACTTGTAGGTGGAACTAGAGTCTTTATGGAAACTTCAGGAACTGATAACACTTATTTATATATGGCAATCGTTATGTCAGAGGGAGAAATAAATTCAATAGAAGAAGTTAGAGTTGATGATAAAGTAGTTACATTTGCATCTTCACTATCAGATGGTACAGAAGTTGAAGTTGGAAGTGGAGATAGTAATTTTTTTAAAAATAGTGAAAGTTTAATTAGAATAGAACCACATTTTGGAACAGATAATCAAGCTGCATCTGATTTACTTTCTACACTGTCATCTTGGGGAAGTAATCATAGATTAAGAGGTTTATGTTATCTTGCAATTCGTTTTAAATGGAATCAAGACGCATTTACAGGAATACCAAAAGTACAAGCTAAAATAAAAGGTAAAAAAGTTGTTACATTAGCATCTAATTTATCAGAACAAACTGCATCTTTTTCAACAAACCCAGCTTTTTGCTTATTAGATTATTTAAGAAATACAAGATATGGAAAAGGT